CTACAGTAACTCCCACACCATCAACCAGCTCAAATAATAATCAGACATATAGCACTTTTCCTGATACTTTACCGTTTAAATTAAGATAGTTGGTGTATAATACTGCATGGATTGGTCTATAATACTATCATCATGTATAGTTGCTGGCACTACAATTGTTAGCATCTTTATCAAGGAGCTTGTTCAATCAAAAAATAATAAAAAGCAAGCATGTGTCGTAAGATATACAAAAAAGAACGAAAATGTACAAAAAGCTGTAGATTTCACCCGAAGTGAAACACAAGCAGATAGAGCGTATGTTTTTGAATTTCATAACGGAGATTCTTTTTATAGCGGCAACCATCAACAAAAATTTAGTTGTACTTACGAGTCATTGAATGCAGGAGTTAGTTCGGAAAGTATGAGACTTCAAGATTTAAGAGTTAGTACATTCAATGCTTTCATTAAAGATGTGCTAGGAATACATGGAGAAAAAATATTTCGATTAGAAGATATAGAATCTATTGATAGCCCATTATTAAGAAATTGGTTAGAGGAACGAGGTATTCGTTCTTGCTATGCATTTCCTATCGAAACACTCAATCACGGTGTTGTGGGAATTATTTGTATTGATTATACTAAAAAGAAAACAGAAATATACAAAAAAGATATCGATTTAATTCAAAATCAAGCAAAAATCATTAGTGGTTATTTAATTTAATTTTAATTAGAATTAATTTTAATATGTTTTTATTATGATAGTATGTTATCAACATATTGTCAACACTGCGGTGGAAAAAACGAATATACTATAACCAAGCCTAAATTTTGTTCTAGCTGCGGTCAGCCATTAGCTGCTCACTTGGGCGAAATCAAGGGGGTTACACCATTAAAGTCAACTTCTTCAAGAGCGCGACCAATTCAAGCAGAGGTTCACGATGAAGATGGTACTGATATTTATGAAGTGCCCGATATCTCAAATTTAGAATATGAGATAGAGGTATCTAATAGTAGTTTCACGTTAGGATCTATAATGCCCAGGGAAGCAACTTCGGAAAATGTCGTACCACCTAAACGTAAAAGGGGTCGACCCAAGAAGAATGGGTAGGCCAAAAAAAATTCAATATGAAGATAAGATCGACATCATTAATGAAGAAATCAGAAAAAGAAAAAACAAATGGTTTCTCGATTCAATGCCATGGATATCCTTTGAAGATGTCGAGCAAATTATAAGGTTACATATTTATCAAAAATGGGATAAGTGGGATCAAAAAAGAGATCTCAAGCCATGGATCAATAAAATTATAACCAATCAATTCAAAAACATTTTACGTAACTTTTATTTAAACTTTGCCAAGCCATGTAGTAATTGTCCTTTTGACACTTCTATTGGTGGTGATAATCTGTGTTCATTTACAAAGAGTGGCTCACAAGATAGTAGTTGTCCGCTATATAAAAAATGGGAAAAAAGTAAAAAGAGTGCGCACGACGTCAAGATACCACTAAGGCTAGACGCTCAGGAGTATGAATCGACAGACTTTTCGGCAAACACTTTTAATGTTGACCATGCTATTGTGGCTGTTCAAAAACATCTCAAACAAGATTTATCAGACAGGCATTATAGAATATACGAAATGTTATTTATCGAAAATTTAGATGAAGACACTGTCGCCCGAGAATTAGGTTATAAAACCAATGAGTCGGGACGAAAAGCTGGTTATAAGCAAATCAAAAATATGCGTAAATTTTTCAAAGAGAAAGTAGTTAAAATAATAAAAAATCAAGATATCATATTATGAAACTAAGCGACGAAGAAAAGAAATTTATTGATAACAATTTTCAAAGAATTCCTGACTTAATTGAATTAACACGCGCGACATTTAAAGATGGCACGATAGACGGTCGGTCCAAGCAGGGCAGAGCGGTTAGAGAATATCTAGCTTCAAAAGAAATTAAATACAAGACATCAGCTCATGAAAATGTAAAACCGATCGTGCTTACGGAAGAGCAGAAAAATTTTATAGAGCAATACTCTCAAGACGGAATGAGTAGCTATCAAATTGCACAGCTACTTTTCCCTGATAGCGAAGTTAAAAAGCTAGGTAGAGAACAAAGAACGGTAGGCAGTTACTTGGATGCAGTAAAAAAACGCAAACGTGAAGAAAATCGAGCCGCTAGAAATAAATACGATGAACCTAAGAATATAATCGAATGCCTTGACAAGGTTAATCTGTATACGGATGCGGGCTTAAAAGAAGGGGAGATGAAAGCTATGGAGCGCAAGTCTATAGAGTCTTTGTTTAGATTTTTAAAGTCTCCACGATTTACACAAATTATTAGCAACTACCATAAAGAAGAAGATCAGGATTTATTTGAGGCTGAATTTATAAGAGCCACTTGGGATAAACCTGACTTAACCACAGATGAAGTAAATTTATATGTAAATGTATGTGTTGATTATATTAATTTAAAAAATATATCTTCACACATGGAAAAGTTGAATAGAATGTTTGACGAAGCTGACGAACAGCAAGAATTAACTGTTAGATTGTCTGAATTACTAAAAACAAAAAGCGAGGAATATAATCAATGCGAAAAGAGGCAGGAGTCTTTAATACAAAGGCTTGCTGGAGATAGATCAAAAAGAATATCTCAACGTCAAGATCAAAATGCCTCAATACTATCACTGGTTGAAAGCTTTCAGAACGAAGAAGAGAGAAAGCTTATGGTCAAAATGGCAGACATGCAAAAGAAAGCTATCAAGGAAGAGGCTGAACATTTGGAATCAATGAATGAATGGAAGTCTAGAATATTAGGTATATCTAAGAGCGATGTCATCTAGTTTTAAATGTCAAGTGTGTCACGAAGAGTTTGATACAGAAAAAGGGCTTCATATCCACTTAAAGAAGCATAAGATGGATCTAGCTACTTATTATACAACTTACTATCCCCGCAATAATCTATTAACCGGCAAGCCTTTGCCATTTAAAAAGAAAGATGATTATTTTAATAACGATTTCTCGACTCGTAATCAGCTGATTAAGTGGTGCATGTCACAAGATAAAGAAGTTGCGGCAGAATATGCTCTAAAAAAACTAAAGCAACGTATAGAATTAAAAGGCTTACAATATGCCCCCAATCATTTAGAGTTAAAAATCAATAAGTTGCCTGATATTGATGTGTATAAATATGCCTTCGGATCATACGGCAAAGCATGTCAAGAAGCTGGAGTAAAGCCTTTACATCGAAGCTCTATTCACGACGACTTCTTTAAGGGTGATGAATGTTTTGAAGATCTGAAAATATTTATTGATACACGCGAACAAAAACCCTTAACTTTCAATGTGTCAGAGGATTTGAAGTTAGATTTTGGCGATTATACAGTTGGGGGAGATGATTACAATTACACATATGTAGACAGGAAATCTGACTCAGACTTTAAAGGGACCTTGTCTGGGGGCCTAGCCCGATTCAGACGTGAACTAAAAAGAGTGCAGGAGTTTGATTCTTATTTATTTATAGTGGTCGAAAGCGATCTCAATAGATTGTACAGAAACAATAATTATGGACCACATAAATCCAATTTAGAATTCATATATCATAACATGAGATTAATTGCTCATGAATTCGCAGGTAGTTGTCAATTTGTTTTTACTGGCACGCGCGCAAACTCCCAATCAATTATTCCCAAAATCCTAACATTAGGAAAGAAATTGTGGGATGTTGATTTACAATATTATATAGATAAACATGGCCTGGAGTGAAGGTAATCAAATTCGTCGACCCAAAGAAGACATTAATCAACAAATTCTTAATTTGGAGGGGTTTCTTGATGAAAACGAAGCTAAGCAAAATCTTTATAAATTTTTAAAAGACAACATTACATTTACAACTAGTTTGGTTGGGGGAGTGGATTTGTTTCCATTCCAGCATATGGCTATTAAAGCTATGTTTGAAACAGATTATTTTATGGGGGTATGGAGTCGTGGTATGAGTAAATCATTTACAACTGGTGTATATGCATTTTTGGATGCTATTTTACACCAAGGGGTAGAGATTGGTATACTGGCGGCATCGTTCAGGCAGTCTAAACAAATCTTCAAGAAAATAGAAGATATTGCAGCTAAGCCTGAAGCTCGTATGTTGGCGAATTGTATTACCAAAAAATCAAAAAGTAACGATGAGTGGTTAATGGAAATCGGCAGAAGTAGAATAAGAGCATTACCGTTGGGTGATGGATCAAAGTTGCGTGGTTTTCGATTTCATCGGATTATTATTGACGAGTTTCTTTTGATGCCAGAAAGAATTTACAACGAAGTTATTGTGCCCTTTTTGTCGGTTGTGGAAAATCCTACTCAAAGAGAAGACTTGTACAATCTTGAAACAAAATTAATCGAGCAGGGGAAAATGACCGAAGAAGAAAGGTATGTTTGGCCAAACAATAAATTGATTATGCTTTCTTCTGCTAGTTATAAATTTGAATACATGTACAAACTATATAGCCAGTTTGAGGGTTTAATAGATAATCAAACAGACAAAGCTACTCGATGTATCATGCAGTTCTCTTACGATTGCGCTCCAAAACAACTTTACGATCAAAACCTTATCACTCAAGCTAAAGCTACAATGAGTCAGTCGCAGTTTGAAAGAGAGTTTGGCGCGCTGTTTACTGATGATAGTTCTGGATATTTTAAAACTTCGCGTATGGCAGCATGTACCGTAGTAGACGGAGAAGATCCTCATGTAGAAATTAAGGGCCAACCAGAAGATGAATATATACTTTCATTTGACCCCTCTTGGTCGGAAAGTGAAAGTAGTGACGACTTCGCTATGCATGTATTAAAATACCATAAAGGTCGAGGCACCTCTACATTGATACATTCTTATGCGATGTCGGGTACTCCGCTTAGAGATCATATTTTTTACTTTTATTATTTGATTAAAAATTTTAATATTATAGCGATCGTAGGAGACTACAATGGTGGAGTGCAGTTCATTAATGCGGTGAATGAGAGTGAGTTATTTAAATCGAGTAAGATTAAGATTCAGGGAGTAGATGGAGATTTTGATAAAATGGATACTTATAAAGACGAATTGCGTACAGCCAAAATGCAGTACAATAAAAAAGAGTACAAGTATTTATTTTTAAGGAAACCTACTTCTGATTGGATTCGTAGAGCCAACGAGTTGTTGCAGGCAAACTTTGATCATAAGCGTATTTGGTTTGGGTCACGCGCGATTGATGAAGCTTATAATAAGCAAAGGGCAAAAAAAATACCAATAGATAAATTGAAATTTCTACGACTATCAGATGACGAGCAAAAACAAAGTGGTCAAGCAAAAATGATAGACTTTATAGAACATCAATACGATATGATTAATATGACAAAGAATCAATGTGCTTTAATTCAGATCACTACTTCACCGCAAGGCACTCAAACTTTTGGGCTGCCTCCAGAGCTTAGAAGGCAGACTGGACCAGACAAAGCAAGAAAAGATTCTTACTCAGCTCTCGTGCTTGGGACTTGGATGGTGAAGATTTTTCATGATATGAATAATACTCAAGCCCAGCAAGCTCACTCCACATTTGCGCCAATGTTCATAAGTTGACTTTTAACTTTTATAGACTTTTACATAGACTTTGTGTATTATAGTTTGTGAAAGAAAAAAGAAAATATACTAAAAGGTCAGACTATTGGAATCAATTTACTCAACACGATAAACCTATAGATGATTTATTGAAGTTAAATCAATCCATAGAAACCCTGCCAGAAACAGCTGGAGAGAGTTTTTACGTACAAGCCGCCAGCGCTTCTGCGACAACGCGGCGATCACAGTACGAAGGTCACACTATTTCGAGAAAAAACTCTATTCATAGTCAGAACAAGGAAGACAAGTATATAAATATCCGAAGCGGTATGCTTCCATATGATTATTCTGGTGACGGAGTCAATGTTCGCGATGCGATCGAACTATGTCAGAAAGCTTATGCTAATATTGCTATATTTAGAAACGCTATCGATATTATGGCTGAATTTTCCAACTCTCCTATTTACCTAGAAGGAGATAATGATAGATCTAAAAAATTCATAGAAGGTTGGATGAAGAGGATAGGTATATGGAAGCTGAAGGATCAATATTTCAGAGAGTATTACAGGTCAGGCAATATTTTCTTTTATAGAGTAGACGGTAAATTTTCAAGCGAGGACTTAATGAAAATGAACTATGTTTATGCGTCTCAGACATTAAAACCTGGCGAAATACCAGTGCGGTATATGTTGCTAAACCCATATGACATTGTGACTGATAAAGCTACCGCTTTTCAGGACGGTATATATAAAAAAGTGTTATCCGATTACGAACTAGAGAAATTAAGGGACCCCAAAACAGAAGAAGATAAAAAAGTATTTGATTCATTAGACCCTGAAACAAAAAAGAAAATTAAAGACGGTTCGTTTACTCGTGATGGTTTAAAAATCCAATTAGATTCAGAAAAATTAATTTATTCATTTTATAAAAAACAAGATTACGAACCTTTTGCTATTCCTTTTGGATTTCCTGTATTGGATGATATTAATTGGAAATTAGAATTAAAAAAGATTGATCAAGCTATATGTAGAACTGTAGAGAATGTAATACTTTTAATTACAATGGGAGCAGAGCCAGACAAAGGCGGAGTC